AAAATTCACTAAATTGTCCACTGGATAGTTCACAGGCTGATCCAATTGACCCACACGATGGGTGGCGCGAACAAAACTTGTTTTAAAAATCCAGTCAACATACAGTTGCTCAGAATGAACAAAATGCACACTGGCTAAAAACAAGTTGAGATATTCCTGCTTCAAATCGCCTATTAAGATATTGTTCTTAATAGTCTTGAGAATTATTCTTAGCTCTGTTACTGCTTGAACGTCAAAATCTCCATTATCAAACACATTGCTATCATAGCCCACATTGGTATTTTGTAGTCGATATAACTTGGATGAAAATTGAATTGTGCCTTGCTGTATACCAACAGTTCTATAGGACTGTGTGTAATCTACTGAACTGGAGTCTGCATACTTTTCCAACAGCAACCATCCACCCTTATTGGCCATTAGAACTTTCACAAGCTGACCTACCCTTACTTTGGTTTTATATAGATCTGCAAGCGTTGCTACAGCATGGTCAGCCGCACTGTATTGACTATATCCTGTTTGATACCAATCAACTTTGCTCCAATAATTGTTTACATCATATGACTGTGTTAGAGTCTTGCTATAGGTTTTGTCATCGGGATTGAATCCATAGATACTCCATTGATAATCATTGGTTGCATCACTTCTCACCAGTACTGAAAAGTTTCGCAGTACCAACTTGGTGTTGATGTCATACCCGTAGCCTTCGTTGCTTACGGAAACAGATACGATTTGTCCAGCATTGTTTATGTTGCAAACAACTTTAGCATTTTCTCCTGAACCAGTTACCTCTATGGTTGGAGCAATGATATATCCTTTGCCAGCTGTAGTGATTGACACAGATTTTATTCTGCCATTCACAATTACCGGTTTAAGAACTGGCATTGTGAAAGACACAGCACCTTGATTTGTTGTAAAATCTAGATAGGTGTCATATGTCCTGTCATACAATCCACTGAGAGCAGTTGGCGTTGGGTCTTTTAATTCAAGGTTGTGGATGTTTCTAGTTTCAACAATTTGTTGTGTGACAAGTACACGATTAACACGTTCTATAAATTCTTTAAGTGCTTCTATCCTATTGATAAACATGCCTTGACGAGGACGATTTTCAACTCCATAACGCAGTTTTGTTGGTAAAGTTGGATCTGGCACAGCTCTGCCCTTAGTATCTATGCCACACAAACTGTCAATCCATTTTTCTTCAATAGCGGTAGGAAGATCAACTATTACATCATTGCTTATCAAACTCCACTGACTGTGCATGGCTTGATCTACTTTGTCCACAGTCCAGTTCTCAATGGCCAGTACTCTGTCCAAATCTTTGAGATACTTTGCACAATTTATAAGACTGAAAGAATCAACACCTGTAATGGCTAAACATGCATATCCCTGCTCGCGGGGGCTTGCAATCAGTTTGGCAACATCGTTGGCTGCCATGTAGCGTCCTTGTACATTGGGGATAATTTTTTTGTTCTTGACCCAGAAATAATACAAGTTGTTGAACACTTTGCTGGTTGTATCATATGTTTCCAAAGAACTGTAAGCATTGTCTCCGTGCAGACTTTTTCCACTTATTCCCCTAGCTAATCCGTTAGGAGTATCTGCTATGGCATCCCAACTGCTGGGTTTGAGTGTGCTTTCTACCCATTCATAAATGTCTACAGATGCTCCGGTAGACAATGTGTTCCAAGTGTTATTTCTATAATTAAAATCATCAAATCGATTTTCTAAAAACTTGCATGTTCTTAGATCCCACCACAACTTACCCACTTGAGGAGCATCCCAATGACTAATGGAATCACTTGTGGCATCCATGACATTGCTGTAACTGTATGTGGCCGGATCATAGTATGTTTTGTAAGATAATTCTTCTTCTGCAGGCCCAGCAATTTTTCCCTGTAAAGGATCTATTACATCAAGATAAGTTGTAAGTGTTTCTAATTTTTTGTCGTAGATAAATGCTTTTCTCACTTTGCCAATGTCTGCAGAAATATTTTGTTTTCGGAACACGGACCAAGCATAGGCATTTGGTTGTTTGATGTAACTGTACACTTGTCCAGATAACAATTTGCCATCCAAGGCTCCTGGCGCACTAACTACAACGCTGTTGGTTCCCACTCCAATACCTGCACCGTACAAGTCTGTAGGCAAATTAGTGGTAGGGAGAGATTCACTGTAAACCCACACATTGTTATAGATATCATAGATATCCACTCTACCCGCATGTGATTCTGTTTCCGTGAAATTAGTGGACCCTTTGTCAAAGGTAGTTGTACCATTGTCAAAATTTCTTAATGTCGATGTGTCTCCATTCTTGCTGTAAACAACAATTGTTTTATAGTCATTCATGAAAGACACAGTGCTTCCAAACTGCCCGTTTTGTTGTGGACTGTGGTTATTTAGAGTTGATACATAAGAGTAATTTGATCCCTTATTGTTGGTATAAACTTTTACAATACCTTCGTACATAATTCCTACAGGAGCAGTTGGATCTGATACCGCAAGATATGTTCCGTCATTGCTGAAAGACACTGATTGCCCCCATGCAGTTGCAGAATTTTGTGTCGGCAATCTAGTAGGAGCAGGCAATGTTTGTGTCAACAAATTATTTTTATAAACTTGGACAGACTTACCCACACTGCTCACAGCCAGCCATGATCCGTCAGCACTCGTTGACACTGTGTAACCAATAGCATTGTTGCTTGTTCCTATGAAATTATAAGAAAAATCATAAGCCCACGTTGTTGCTGTGAATGTTAAAATTCCACTTGGAGTCTTGTCAGGCAGTTGATCCAATAATATTGTATTGAGATCGACCACAGACGGAGTAAAATTTAGCTGTAATACTGAGAATGTCAATGTGTTGTCGCCATTCAATGTGATTTGCGTGAGTAATGAAGAGTCCACACCTTGCAAACTAGAAATTATTATATAATTGTAGGATTTGTAAATGCCATTAACTAATACTTGTTCAGCACCAAGAGAATAAATGTTGGCGGCTGACAAGATTCCTGGCCCAGTCACTGCCATGCCAACTGTCAAATTTGCAGTGTTTTTATTTGGATCATTGATGCTTACTGTGTTTCCAGCAATGTTCACAGCTAATCTAATTTTGATTAACAAGGCGTCTACAATTTGTCCTTTATTAAAGCCAGTCCCGGTAATATTCATGCCGGCTCTAACTCCTGCGGTTGATGCTACTGCCACAATGTTTTTTGAACTGCCATTAGGATTGTAAACTGTACTGGCGTAAGATATAGTTTTATAACTGAATTTATAAACTCTACCAACACCGTTTCCATAGCCTGGCGCACCCACATACATAGAATTGGTGCCGAATGCCACGCTGTTGCCAAAGTTTTCGTTTGGAGATGGAATAGGACTTATAATAGAATCTATAAAAGTATAATCATTGTTGGATGACTTCTTGTACAAACTTATTACACCTTGCGATGCTAAACTGCTGTTGACTCCTGTTGCCTGACTTACTGGAATGTAAGGCACGGACTCCCAATAGATTGAACTTGTATTTGGAATATTGTTTGCTGGCACTGCTGACACTGCTTGCCAATATGTTATATTGTTTGCAAAAGACACTGACACTATGGAATTTATCACATAGGCTGAAGCTGAAACATAGGCTCCTCGATAACCGGTGGCAACATATCCAACCCCAGGACTGCCTATCACCAACCATGTGGCATCCGTACTGAGAGACAACACAGTGCCAACTTGATTTAGCTTGACATTTCTGCCAGGATTTACTGGGTCGTTGAATGCTAAGAACGGCGTTGTCAATGTGGCTCGCTGAGTAAATGCCACTGACGATCCTACCTTATCGTATATGGTTACATAACCTTTGCTGTTTCCTACTGCAAGTATAGAGCCCTGTTTGTTAACGGTCAAGGAGAATCCATTGGCCAATCCGCTTTCAGCATTTATGTTGGTCAATATTTTTTGTTTGTATACAGGGGCAAATTTCCATACTGCCCACGAATCTGAACCGTCATTGTCGGTCCATACCAGATCTCCAGTCAAAGAGTGTGCCAGTGGCAGTGCATCTATAGCATCTATGTTGGATATTTTCCTAGACACCAATGAAAATATTACAAGTTGTTTGGTTTTAATAAAAGGTGATGCAATAGACTTGTCGGTGAGTATAGTAAATGAATTTAAAGTAACAGAAGCCACTTGATAAAATCCATTTATAACATCAACAGGAGCTGACCCTACACTGGCAACACTCAGGCCCACATATGATCCCACAGTCAACGGAACAATGCTCTGAGTGGTTATGGAAAGCACTCCGTTGGCATAGACAACTCCGCTTGCTCTTATTAAGAGATCCGTAAATCTATAAATGTTCCAACTGGCTCCTTCAAAAGAACACCACACATATTGCCCTTCCGACAGTTGTTTTATATCAACATTCACAATGTCTGCTATGGATCTCAGTTTAAATTTGACGTCGGCAGGATTTACATATCCAGCATTTCTCAACAACGGAGTTGGGTTTGATAAAGTAGGAAATGGCTTTGATTGGTAGCCCAGCGGCTTTACAAATATGTCATTTGGAGTTTGCTGTATAATAAAACTGCTGATGTTGTTGTTCTTTTTTTCTACCAAGGCATAACCTTGCGGATTATTTTTAAACAGTGTTTCATCGAGTACTATTTCTATGTCTTCAAAAGCATCAGTGGCACCGTATCTTCCAACACGCAGTGCCCATTCCTCGTAGAACTCTAAACTTTCTACTTTGTCAGTGTTTAACACGCCAAACAAATGATTCAACACATTCTGTGTGCCTTTTTCACGAATCATGCCTTGGTAAAATTTAAATTCACTTACGGGATCTTGAATTATGTTGTGCAAGTATTGTCTTGATTGATATCCAATCAAGTGTTGTGCAAACTGCTGATGCTGTGGATTGAAATTGTCCACATTGAGACTGTAAAAATCCACAAACTGTGTGGCGCTGTTGTTCCAATTAGGCAGTAACTTTGAGGTTGGTGCTTTACTCAACTTGTTCCAATATGCTGCCACAAAAGAACTAGATCCTGCAACAGCCTTGCTAGCACTGTAATAGTTGCCTTGATTGTACACAATGTCGCCAAGATTGTAATCAGTGTATGGCTGCCAATTGGATATTTTTGCAGAATCAAATATAAATCCTGGAATGTCAAGACCGCCGTACCAGTCATTTGTAACATAACCCGAAACTTTAATACGATCCCTACGATAGCCGCTGGTAGGACTGTAAATTACATCATTGAATATGTCTGTGTTGTCAATGATAATCACATGCTCATTCTGTATGAGATAAAAAGTAGCACCATAAATGCCGTCAGTACCCCGAGGACTATATGTAACGACATTTCCACTTCGATATGAATCCAGTTGCGTGGATTTTATAGTAGCCCCATCAACTTTGAAAAACTCATAACTGTTGAAAATATTGTTGATATTGTCTACCACTGTGAGGTTAGTATTAAAGGACACACCATTTGCGGCAGGACTTAGACTGATAACACTGCCTCCAACATTGGTCAAGCCTGCAAGCAGTGTCCATTGCATGGCATCAAATATCGGATTTACTGGTAAGTTGTATGCCGCGCTGTAATAGGAACCATTGTAACGCACAATGGTGCCGTAGGTATAGGGCTGACTTGGCAGCCAGTCACTCCAATATTGTTGTCCCGTGGACCAATTTTGGGTAGTCCAGAACATGAACTCCTTGGCGCTGGTTTGCCAGTTGGCCACTACACTAATGTTGGAGTTGAATTCTTCAAATACAAATCCTTGATCCATTAACCACTGTTCATATCCTAACAAAAAGTCCACTACTTCTTGAATAGTGGCGAAAACTGTACCATAAGGAGCAGTAAGAAGTGTGGCTTTGTCCCATCGATTTCTAAAGTACGCATTGGCACCGCCAACTATGGGCAAGTTTGGAATTTTTGTGAAATTAGTTGGTTGAAATGCAGGACCCGCAGTGATGTTGGTTTTGGCTGTGTAAAAATTATTGGCGTATTTTACAATTTGTCCAGATACATACTGCTGATTGGCTGACCAGTCAACAAAGCTGTCGCTGATGCCGCCCACATTTGTGGCAGTACCTGTTCCAAAATAACTGTAGTATTTGAAGTATGGCTGTGAATTGCTGTAGCCTTTTATTTCAAACCCTGTTGATAATTTGGTCAATATCACACCGCTGTAAGTGAGTTTTGTTACAGGGCTTGAACTGTTTAAAAAAACATTATAGCTTTCTGCTGGCACAAATACATTACCCGTTGCCAACGGTGTTTTAGATTCCAACAACAGATTGAACTGGCTCTTGTTTGTAAAAGCTCCGAGTCGATAACTTAATCTTGGCGTTAAATTTTGCAAGTCAGTTTTGTAAGCAGTAAAGCTGTCTAAATTGTTGCTGAAAATTATATTGGTAATAAAATTCACAACATAGTTTATGATGCCTGCTGTCTGAACGCGAGGAGTAGTTGTATAGATATTAGGCACAGCTATGTCTGCTGGTTTAATCCTGAGATTGGTATCCTTGTATACAAGTTGCCCTGCTTTGTTGCGTACAATTCGTGACTTATCCAACAACACACCAAATGTTTTGGCAGGTGTAAGCAACATACTGGCCAATATAACACTGAACGGATAGTAACTGCTTCTGCGCCATGCGGCTTCTACTGGACCAACATCTCCAAATACAAAATTGTTATCAATATTTTGTGTTATTGTTCCTTGTGCTAGACCAGAAACAAGCGGGCTTACTAACTTGCCAGCATGGTCAACTGGAATATGCTTTAGCAAAAATGGTCGTTTGTATTTTGCCAATACATATGCAGGCATGCCAGGTTGTCTCACCGTACCTGCTGCCAAATCAGTCCATAGAATCAAATTGTCGCTGGTGTAAGGAGCAGGGCCGTATACCTGCTGCCACCAACTGGGTTCTACATTGAATCCCAACATCTCCCATGGACAAACATTAGGACGATCAGTATCCAGCATGTATCTATAGATGCCTCTCCAGTAGGCGGGAATTGCTGTTTGACTTATAGATTTGTTGCTTGAATAGTTAAAGGTAAAACTATTGGTTCTATCAAAAGTTAAATGTTGTGCAAAGTCAACTCCAACTAGCCCAGCCCATTGATAAAAATATGGCGCAAGCACTTGGTTGAATTCCTCGACAGTGTAATCTTGATCTCGAACATAGGAAGGCACAATATCGTGGATGTCAAATACATCCGTATCATAGTCCACTTTTATATTGTTGTAGATTCGAGTTTCTAACTCCAGTAACAAATCGTCTCTGTAATCTCCATAGGCCAGTATTACGCTGCCGTCATGTCCTTGTATCATGTTTCTAGGAGTTACCAATGTGGTATCTGTATAAATTTGAGGAACAAATTTTGGATACAAACCCAGTTTGCTTGGTGTTTCAGGCACAAAACAACCATCCGTATTGTCATACTCCACTGTGGTTATGATATCTCCAGTTGATAATGGCACTGAAGATTGTATCGTGATGTAGCCTTGATCATTAAAGATGTAGTCTCTTTCATACACCAACTGCTGTTTTGTTCCTGTAAAGGTCACGGTGTGATATATACACACTGCTTTGTTAGACAAACTGTCTACATTAAACACACTTGACAGCGGGTAATTTTTTATTCTATAATCAACCACATTCAATGCAGTAACAACACTGGCTCCGTAGGGAACCATATCGCTGAAATAATAAGGAGCTGTTTTGGGCTTGTTGGCATTTAGTTTTTGCAACACAAGGTCCACATGAGTTACTGTGTCAGAATTAAGACCTAGCGACCCAGCTACTTCTATAAAACTTCGCTTGAAAGCTCCGTAATCATTTCTACTTTGCTCTATGGCTTTGATTATGTTATGAGATTCCGAGGTTATATGGTATTGACTTAGGCTGGCTGGCCCGCTATGCTGAACAAATTTTGTTCCATACTGTGTGACATTGCCCAAGTCTCTCAAATTACTAGTGCCAGGAAATACCCCTTGAAATGTTGTGATGTTTTCAATAATAGATTCCACGTGGTCGCTTACTTCACCCAACGTGAAATCCGTCATGGCATCATTGAGAGGATTGTTTTGCAAATTCAGTGGTAACTCATAATAACCATTTGCATTGATTGCTTGTGATGCATAGGCCTTGATGGTCAATATGTCTATGGATGATATGTCTGTGGTCAATTGTACTAGTTTATAAACAGGACTGTTTATAATTTTGTAGTTGCTAGGCTGTAAATACACTCCGTTAACATAAATTTTAACTACTAGATCTTGCAAATTGCTAATGTTGTCAAAAATATCTATAGGAAAACTATTAGTTTGATTGGCATCTTTGTAGATCCTTACACCTGCTTGCACGGATGTGGCTTTTGACACTTGCCAGCCATTCAAATACTGATTAATTCCAGCATAATCTCTTCCCAGCAAATAGCCCGATGACACAGATTTTGTAACTACGTTGCTGTTTAATTTGTATTGAAATATATCTGATGCCAGCGAGAAACTAAAAACTATGTCACCTATGTTGTTGACATTTTGATAGCTTAATGGAAACCCTAAAACCACATCCTTGGTTCCTGTCGTGGCAGTTTTGTATGCAAACAAGGTAGTGCCAACAAACGTGGATCCACTGTAAACTGTTGTGTCAGAATAGCTCACTCCGTTTGCGTCTACTATATCAAATAGCGGTGACTGATTTACAGTTGTTTTTTGTTGGCCTTTTAACCAGGCAGAGCCGTTGTACCAATACATGGCACTTTGATTATTGACACCTTTCAAGATGATAGTGTTCTGATTCAATTTAGGACTTGATATCTCAGTGAGATGTATTTGTTTGTAGCCGCTTATATTGATAAAACTCACTTGAAATATTTTGCCATTTACAAGAGGATCTGTATCAGCTGTAAACAACACCCTATAGCCCGGGGCCAAATCAACTCCATCTATGTTGTAACCTCGAGAACCTTCAATCAAAGAAAATACATCAGTAGTAAAGGTGTCTATGAGATCAACATCTGCAATGGCATCGGTTCCCAAATTATACAGTTTGATATCGGCTTCAAATTCTATAATGGGTCTGTTAGCCCGTGCTGTTTGATCAAGACTGGCAGTTGCACCGTTGTACACAGCACTGCCTGTAATAACATCTTTGTGAAACCAACGATTGTATCTGCTCCATGGATTGTGATCACGACTGGCACGATTTACAACCACATAGTCCTTGAGAGTACTAAATCCAACCGCATCATCGAACGGGTATTGGTCAAAGGGCGTGTCATCAAATAATATATTTTGATTTTTAGTATAAGGTGTTACTATTTCCAATGTTTTTTCTGCAACTAAACGTATGGCAATGCCAACACCTTCAACATAGTATGCACCTGTGGCATAACTGGCGGGAGCAACATTACCGTTGAATTTCAACTTCATACCATTGCTCAGTGTTGTACCATTGGACAATGTGTAATTTTTTTTGCCCAGCAAGTCTTTTTCTATATCCAAAACACTTGCATCCGAGATGTCATGAATCTCAATGGCGCCGCCTAGATTGATATCAGTTTCACTTTGATAAAACAAAATAGATGGAGCATCATTTGGCACGGTGAACACCAACACACCAGTTTCAATACCATATTGATTTATTTGAGCTGTAATGTACCTGTTAATAGTACCTGGGGATCTAGATGTTTTAATACTGAATGGATTACCTTCGCTTGAAATTTCAAAAATATATGTTTGCCCCCTATACAGTTTTAATATAGGGTTAGGAGCTAAACCATCAGGAGTAAACACATACTGATTGGCATTGCCTACTGATTCTATCTTGAGTGCATATGTGCTCTTGATGTTGACGGGCTGGCCATATACATTTATCGGGTCCGGACCGTATGGCAACCAATAATAATTTTGAAAATTAACAAACTTGTCCCAGTCAATGTGCGGATCCCAAGAATAAAATTCTTGTTTGTTGAGTCTGTCATGTTTGATTACATTTGCACCAAACACACTCAACTGATTAATATAATCTTGATAATCTTTAAAAAACGTTATATTGCCCAGCGAATCTTTGACAGTTAGAGCTGGCTCCAATTGATAATTCTGTCTCAGTGCATTGGCAGATTTCACATACACATCTGTGCCTTTTGCTGCCTTGGCATTTTTCCTTCCTATAAATCCAGTAGTCTTGGTCAAAGTACCAGGTTGATACAATTGATCTATAGTGGATTGTAAAAACTTTTTGTTAGCTGTGGTTTGATAAAAATCTGGTAGGAAATTTATACCAAGACTGGCTTTACCAGTTGGATTATTTTCGTTAGCCATTAGCTATTTGCTCCGTAATTTGCACTGGTTATTTGTTGATTAGTAACTAGAGATGCCAGTCCAGTGCCTGTTACTGTCTTCAAATTGGTATTTGTCAAACCTGCCACAATAACAATATCAGTTGTTGATGCACAACTTAGAAATATTCCATTACTTGGGCACTTGATTTCAAACAAACTGCCAAAATATTGACCAGTTTGATTGGGCACAATAACAAAACTTATGATGTCCGGTGAAAGCTGTTTCATAACATATGTAGACAGCTCAGTGAAATAAAAGGTATCTCCAAAATTCCAATTTTCTAAGGCAAAGAATTTATTAATTGCTGTGAGTATTCTTGCTTGCACATTGGCATTAGACACCGTGGAGTTGGGATTTTTAATGACCTCAAATGTTGCCCTTAAACTAGGGTCAGCCTGTTTACCAAATAACAACACGTAGTTCACAGGGTGATATATCACTTCGTCGCTGATAGATTTTATCAAGTCTAACTTGCCTGATAGTAGATTGTTGAGTTCATCTGAACTAGGTGGCAACGGCTCGGTAGTTTTTCCGCCTGCTGATATCCATTGACGATACGCAGTGTCATAGTTATTGGTTAAAATGTAAACATCTATAATATTACTGGCGCCAGGATCAATTCTAGAATTGTAATCCGCACTATGAGTGTATTGGAATCTTATTTTGTCTCTGCCCAGGTATACCCTATAGTCCAATGTAGGACTATAGGATCCAGTTGATGCAAAGTATTGCACAACTGTTTGAGTATCAATAAAATAAAAATATTGACCATCTTGCCATTGTGTCAACGGGTATAACAATCCTTCAGTGGCTAAAATAATAACCGGACCAGCTGTGGCACTGTTGTATACATACCTATAGTCCTCTTGACCTACACTTATGATGTACTTTTTCTGCACAATGAATTTGTTTTGTAATGGGGCTGTATAAGGAGCCACAAAGTCCAAAAACAATTGAGGATTATCTACCACCCCTGTGTTCTTTGGGTCGGCAAATGTGATTACAATTTTCTTAGGGTCAATATATCCATCATTACCAATGTATTCCGATACAATCTCCCACTGCAAGTCAGTTGTAAAATTGCTAGTTAGTCCTGGTTTTGTGTTTACATTCAAGATCTTTATGTAATCCACAATGGTTTTGCTTGAAACCTTGTCATATATTCTATTTGTAGTGTCAAAGTAGAATATAACTTCTTTATCACTTTCAAAAATGTATCGTGTGGAACGCTGAGTAATCGTGTAGTTTTGTGTGTTAGTGGTAAACAAAAGGAACCAGCTGGCATCCAATTGGGTGTTAGATGAATTGCCTTGGTAGTTGAGATTGAAAGTGCTGGCAGTGTTAATATTGCTTGAGTAAATTATTTGCCAGCTTTGAGTAGGCGCATCATATCGCAAACCAAATGCACTGTTAGCAGATATCAAATCTATCATTTGTGCTTTTATGCTGGTAGTCAGCGTGGTTGCAAACTGCGGTATAATTTGTGTTACGATAGGAGCAACTATGCCAGCTTTGACCACAAGATTTGGAATAGACTTGCTCAAGACAATTGGTCCAAATCCGGTTGCCAGTTTGCCTGTACCTGAAGCTGTGCCGTCACCTGCCACTGATACCACACTGGCCCATAGATACAAGGCGCCATTTACTGGTAGTGCATCTGTATAGGCAAAAAGTGCATTGTTTTTTGTGGTGTCAAAATAGAAACCAGTTGGAGCCACAAATTTGACTAAGGATCCCACTGTTACATACAACAAATCAGTCAACGTGTATGTGCCCACAGGATATGGCGTTGCTCCTATTGTGCCGCCTATATATCCTGTACTGCTGTTGCTGTCGGCGGTTGTACTGTACCAAGCCACATTCAAGCTGGTTGTGATATAGTTGATAAAGTTCTTGTAGAAAAAGTTTCTAAGATTAGGGTCTTCTAAAATAGGAGTAACCACATTATCCAGCACTCCTTGGATATCAGTAGTAGTTAAATAGGTAAATGTAGTACCAGACGTATAGTCCTGTTGATATATTACACCATCGTCTGCAAACAGATTAGTGCTTGAATATTTTCCTGTGGGATCAGTTAGATCAAAATACCTGCTGATACCACTGGATGTTCTGTTGATTGCCTTGACCTTTGCCACTTGCAAACTGGCGCTTAATGGACTGATGTTGTAGTCCTCACCTGTGATCATGCGATTCTGTGTGTAGTATGTTTGCGGAGCATTTTGTTTTATACTAGCATTAGTTTCTGAAGACGTGGCATTCACAGCGGATGTTGCCAATGACAAAGTCACAACCAATGTTTCGTTGCCTCCCGTGGCGCTGAGATAAGGAATTGTAATTGAAATATTGTTGATGTCTGTGGTGTTCACTGTGTAAGTGAGATTGTTGGATACTCTGTACAGTGCCTTGAAACTTCCTAATGGTATTTTTCCAAATATGCCGTCTGCAAAATTCAGTGCGATAGCATCATTCACTCGAGTGCCTACACTGTACACTGTGCTGATGTTTTGATTTAAATTGTTGTAAATGATGTTGTTGCCTGTCAATGCAGGTATCTTGCTCCACAATACGTCTTCAAGACCCTTTTGATTCAGTTGCCACAACCATACATCAGCATCGTTGATGTTTTGTGTATCAATATTCACAACTTCGTTGGTTGTGGGATTACTTATTGTGAATGTACCTTGGTTGAGAGTGCCCTGAACAAATCTAAAGAAAAAACCAGTGGTAGGACTGCCTGCACCGTAACCGTCGTCTTGGTAAACACAGGCAATACTGTTGCCCGCCTTAGGTGTTTCCTCGTAGATATAGTCTTCGCCTTTGAATGTCGTGCTTACAATTTCGAATGGCATGCCTCGACCAGCAACATTGGCCGTGAAGCTGTACACAGGTATGTTGGTGTTGGTTGCATTGAATCTGTATTGTGCTGTGGGAATATTGTAAATTGTAGCTGAATCGCTGGGATTGCCAAACTGCTGTGTTTGAGGCAATGCGGCATTCAGTACTTTGATAAACTGGTCATACCAATTGCTATTGCTGGCATCATTCCAAGCAATGGTTTGACCCGACAAATTCCTACCGTTGCTGTCTGTAACATTTTCTGTTGTGGTCACCGTGCCAAATTTGAGCAGTCCGCTGGCACTGGTGCTCCTGTGAGGCACGTAGCTTACCAACTGTGACAGATTCAGCAAACTGCTACGACGTTCGGCTGTTTCAATAAAATTTTCTCTAGCGTTTAGATCCACTCGAAAAGCAATACTTTGTCCAACAAATGCAATAAGATCAATAAGAGCCAGATATTCACTTGACTCAACATAATCATTGAAATCTTCTGGAAAATTGGTACGAATGTAATCTATCATGGTTCGACGCAAATTTTCAAAATCATAACTGGTGAAATCAGCATTGGCAAATGTTTGATAGATTTTTTTCCAGTCTTCTGACAACAAAAGATTGTTTTGTCTTATGGTTGAACTCATGTTTTTTCCTAGTAGCAGTATTTATTGAATAAAATTAAGTGTGTAGTTTATTACTGCTTGAGTGATGTGGCCAGTAGTCCTACTTTTTGATCAAAATGTATCCTGAGATTTTCGCTTAGATTATAAGTTACATAAGTCAAAGTCATTTCCAATTGTAGTCCAGTTTCGTACTGATTAATTACCACATTGCTGGCTTGCACTCTAGGGTCAGCATTTACTATAGCATTGATGTTCTGCAACAATAAATCTTTCACTTGCGGCGTTAAGGGCTCAAACAATAGGTCCCATATTACACATCCATATTCTGGGTCCATGAGTTTCTCGCCTTGTCGCACATAAAAACTGTTAATCAAATCCTGCTTGATCAACTCAAAATCATACAGTGCAAAATTCTTGCTGTGCTTGTTTACAGTGCTAAATCCTCTGTATTTGCGTGTGACCGGAGAAGATGGATTTCCTAGGCCATTTATAGTTGTTCTGTTGTATAACGATGACATGATTATTCCTTAAGCATTTTCTTTTTTAGGCTTGGCTTTACCTTCGATAAAAGCAAATGTATCAGTTGCAGTGGTATATTGCAGATAAAAATCTGGGTAGGTAATGTTGCCGTTGCTGAATGTTATTGCCTTTGACACTTCTCTGTCTGTTTTTGCCGCAGTCATGGCCAAAGGATCCAAGTTTTCATGCTGTGGCCAAGGTTCTTGGTTTGGTACCCTCTTCATGATACTGGTTATTTTGTCTGCTTGAGTGCTGTAGATGTTGCCAAAAGTTGACAACGCAGTAGGCGCTGTTGCCAGCGCAGTGGCTGCCACTGGCCCGTTTTCTCCGATGAGGTTAGCAGTAAGCAAAATGTTGTTGGTAGTTTTTAGATTTGTGTTCTGACTGGTTAAATTTATGGCTGCTGATGTGGTTACATTGAAGTCTTTCAGCACATTGATATAATCGCCCACAACCTTGACTTTATAATTGCCATTGACCATCACATTAAGATCACCTGCCGTTTCCAATTGAGTTCGTGTTTCGGATTTTAAATTAATGTTCCTGCCTGCTTCCATATTGATGTCCCTGTCGGCATAAAAATTCATGTCAGTCTTGGTATGCACACTAACACTGTCTGCGGCAAAAATATCAATTTTTCCATTGCTTGTTAATTCGATCCAAGTTGTGCCCTTGGCATTTCCAATGTAGATCAAATCCTCACTGTTGTGTAACAGTATCTGATGTCCAGTTCGTGTTCTAATACGAAATAGTTCGTTATGAGGTATCGTAGGATCACCATCTGTTTCATTGCCTTCCACACTGGCATAGTTGGGTGGACCTTTGTCAGCAGGTACTTTTCTTCTAAAATTGTCATCACCGTCGTCCATGACAAAGGTTGTGCCTCCCAGTCTGCTTACATTAATCAACTGCTGTGGTTCAGATCCAGCTTTGCCTGTGGGTGCACCATTGCGCCTGTCAACTGGTCCAGGAGTGCTGATTCCAAACACTGTGCTGGGAGTTTCCCTTCTTGCACTGCTGGTAGTAATACCTCTTACGTCATCAGTAAAAAGTCCCTGCAATTTTAACACGTCAGCAAATAGACTGGTGGGTTTGGCCAGTTTAGTAAAATCTTTTGGTGCATCTGAACTGGATGCTTGCACCACTTTGTTCACCTCGGCTACTGGCGCCCTAAGTGGCTGTCCAAATTTTGTAGTTCCGCCTTCCACTGTGAATTGAGTGGATGCTAATCCCGGAGTCATAAAATTGGCGCCTGTATCTGGAACACATCCTATCCAATAGCCTCTGGCAGCATCTCCGTTTATAAAAATTACAATTACCAAGGTGCCTGGATCAGGGGGAATAAACCACATGCCATAACTTTTTTGTGTGTCATCATACTTGTTGTTTTTGTTCACATAGTTAGAGCTGGTTTGACCTGCAAATGGCATCATGGCTTTGACTTGAAATTCTTCGCCTGAGAAATTGCTGTTGCCTATTTCTCTCAATATGCGCACCTTGAGACCGCCGCCGTAGTCTGGATCGGTATGACCAATAACTTCCGCAAGTCGCGGAGTTTCAGGAGCGGGTTGTCTTGGTTTGGTTGCTGAATCTATTGCCATTACTGTTTGCTCTTTCCGTTAGTAGGAGTTTTAGTTGCTGAGGTCAATCTTGAACCTTCACCAGTTGTGTAGTCTGTATCTTGTCCTTGACGTCGGTATCCGGACAACTGTTGCGTAAAACTGCCATCCTTGAACGTGCTTACAACTTTTTGCAATTTGTAAAAACCCTTGAACATGTTCACTGTTTGCGTTTTGTTGAAATCATATAAACCAGTGCCTTGATTTATGTCGGTAGGAGATTTGATATTGATAAGCAAGTCAACTTCGCTGGACTGAAAATCAATGTCGCCGGTTTCAGTTATGTTTTGCGCGGTAGAAGCAATAGTAAAATTTCCCATGCCACTATTAGCTATGTAGTAAGGATCTCCCACAATTTTCAGATTAAGATTTACCATGTCTAATCCTTCAACCAATGCCTTCTGCATGAGCCTCGCTGCCACAACGATTTCGTTTTCTGTAGGAGATCCACTTAGTCCTGCGCTTCCAGTATCTGCAACATTGCTACGACTTTGAGACGGCTGACCTTGACCCGCTTGAGGCGTAGAATTTCCCGCATTGACTGGTACTTCCTCGGGTTTTTTATCTGCTTCAGGTGCTTTACTTACCGAACCAGTTTTGTCTTTTGTAAATGCATCTTGATTTCGCGCAAACTGATCAAATGCAAATGCTGATATAAATCCGTTCTTAATGTTGAGATCAAAGGCCAACACTTCTGTGTTAAGGCCAGTATACAAGTAATCATAACGTTTTGCCACACGTTTTTCTAACTTTGGTAATCCTGGAGCGCCAGCATTGGCGGCCAGCATTTTGCTGTCATGATAACCATAAGGAATAATTCTATATACTACAATCTTGGGAGTAAAACCCGTGCTTTTTTCATTGGCTTTGCTGGGCACATGAAATACCTGTGTGTCTATTCTCCACCATGCTCTCATGCCAGCGGAATCATCTGCACCCGGTGCCATGGCATCTTTAGGATAACTGCTTTGTTGTATAACCGAATTGATAATTTGCTCAATACGTACCATTTTTGCAAATTGAAAGGCTGCTTTTTTTGGATCTATTGTGTTGCTTGCCCTACGAGTTTTGTTGATATCATTGTCCCATGTAACAATATATTCTGGAAATACCTTATTGTTTCTTGCTATGTCAAAATTCATCACTGCTTTGCCCACTGCATTAACAGCGCCATTTTGCTTGATGTTGCCTGTGTCGCCTGATGTGGACACTTGCAATTTTTCCTTGATGGCTGCTTGAGAAGACGCCTTGGCTGTTTTTGGTATGCCAAGTCCTAGACCGGTCGATGTACCAGAAGCCCTGTCATCAGGAAACAAAATAAGAATTTGGTCAGGTTGCACGCCTGTTTCTTTTTGCTGTTGTTTGAATTGACGATTCAAGATGTTTTGTAAACTGTCGTTTCCAGACTGTAAAATTTCCTGCACAGTTTCACCTTTGATAAAAACATCAGTCTTGATTGTGGCATAAGTGTTGAGAAAGGCTTCGCTGTTACTGATATACCCCTTGACCTTGTATGTGGATCCCGATGCTGTCATGTGCATGTCTATGGTTGTGATCTTGATGGGTACATGTTTAGTGGTATTTGGAATATTGACCAACGATCCAGTTTCAGTATTACCTCTAAAATCAATAGTTATGAGATAAGAAGCATCGTTGTAATTGCTGTAACCACCTTTGTAGGCAGCCACTTGCATGATTGTTACAAACTGTCCCATACTAAATGGTTCAAACAATGTGAATTCTACTGTTAGTGTATTTGTGTTTCCTGAATTCTTTTCCCATCCATATTGACCGTTAATAATCAATTCAGTTATAAAAAAATCTAATTTGTATCCGCCTGTTGCATTGAATCTATTTGCTGTGTCAATGCTGCCACTCTTGCAGATATATCCCAAGCTGGGAGGAATCCCTGCTTTGTAACTTTCATCAGGAAAATTCAATTCAGACGGAGTAAGAACGGACAACCCAATAATGTAATTGTAACTGGCAAATCTACTGAGTACGTTGGGTATAGGAAGTTTTCCTGTGTACGTGCTACCCGCAAGAGTTTTGATACCTTGCAGTACATCGCCATTAGCGGTTGCTGTATTAGCAGTTGTGGCCATTTTTAGATACCCAAGGCTGGATTAAGTTCACTCAGTTTGCAAATATAGATTTGAGTTCCTGGCACAAAGTCCAAGATAGGATCTTGTAATACATCTAGATTGCGTTGTATAAACACCCACCAAAGACTAGAATCTCCGTAGAGATCATGTGCCAATAAATCTGGTCTATAAGTGTACTGAGGCTGTATGGTGTACAAGAAATCGTCAGGATTTGCACTGACTGATCGTATGTTAAAGATGTCAAGGTACGTGTTGACTATGGGTGTTTTGTAATAGGGGCTGGTTTTGCTATAAGTTGCCATTTTAAATGTATCCTGGGCCTGTATTTAGATATCCGCCAGTGACGAATCTATCAAGGCTAAATTTTTGTGCTGAATTTCTGCTGTACATAGGTTGTAATGTAATGCTGAATGTGCTCTTGGTTGGAACATAGCTGTTCCCTCCCGGTGTTGATCCTCCAACACCAAACAAAGATCCCAGTGCGGCCACTTGGCCAACAGCACCTGCCACTTGTCCAATACTGCTGGCCGATATACCAGCCACACCGCCTATGCCGCCAAATGCATCTGCTAGGCCGCCAATGGCATCTGTTATGCCTTGCACAGCACCTGCGGCACTGCCCACCACAGGCACACTGATATAATCACATTCTTTATTGAGTGTTGTGGTAAAATTTGTAACTACCACTGGAATATTGTTAAAAACAAAATTGCCATAGCCATTGAGATACACAATAGGTGGGGGATTGCCGGCCTTAGGATCATTTCCCACAAACATTTTGGTTAATGCTCTTAAATAGTGTATTGCCGCTATCCAATAAAGTCCTTGTGTTTGATCTTCAACATACATGGGCGCTGTAATAGTTATCTGTCCAGGTTCACTGTGCTGGTACGCCTGAAAGTTGTAATTTGTGTGTACCAGGTTCAAAGGTTGGTACTTGGCTATGGACTGTGTTTGTACTTCTGGAGTATAAGGAAAAATCATACCGCCTGCATCACTTAACGGTTTCAATACCGGACTTGTTCTAAAACTCGGCCATGTTGGCAAGCTCAGTCTTACACGCCATTCATTTTCGCCTTCTAGATCAGTAAAGGCAGCCACAGCCGCATACAAGTCACCTGCGATTTCACCTGCTCTGGGCAAGTCTGCTAGACTGAATCCTCCTGTTCTAATGGCAGAACCCAACTGTGCTACTGCGCCAATCGCACCAACTGCGCCTGTTGCCAGTTTGTTTACACTTGTGCCAATCTTCACTAAACCGCTTGCACCGGTAACTGCCATAATAATATTCCCCTTTTGGTATATTATTTATTTGACTTTATTAACTGCGTAGTTTATAATTAGACATTAGAGGACTCTAAGGATGATACCCACAACCCCAGTAAAAGTAAATTATCTCAACAACAAAGACATGCTGTTGGAAATTCACAAAAGCAAATCCAGTTATTGCAGTTTTACCAAACCACAATATCACCAATACGATATAATATTACCCAGTCTAGATAAGATTAACATAAGAACCATAGCCGAAGCCAAGCGCAATCAAGCCAAACGAGTAGGAGATCTAGCCTACGCCACTCGCAAAAAAGCCGGCGAAAAAGTCAAACAAGCAGACTGCGAAGTTGATTATAAAAAAATAACCAAAACAGATTTGGTTTTCAGGATCATGACATTTGATCATATTCCCCTCAACAATGTGCGCAAAAAAAATCCCAAAAGTCTTGCTGATCATCGAGACAAGGTCAACTTCCCTCCATTCCAACATTGGAAGTTTGATGACACTGATCCTGAAAAATTGATCTGTGTTGGAAAAAGTCACTGGAAAGGTGACTTACAAAAGGGCAAGTTTGACAAGGATGCTGGCCAAATAACTAACACTCTAGCTCGCATGATGTTAAAATTGTGTGAGAGATATGCCACTCGCGGCAATGTTCGTGGCTACACATACAACGACGAGATGAAAGGACAGGCTATTTTGCAACTAACACAGATAGGACTTCAATTTGATGAATCAAAATCAGACAACCCGTTTGCCTATTTCACTGCCGCAGTTACAAACAGTTTTGTTCGTGTGATCAATATTGAAAAACGCAATCAGAATATTAGAGATGACATATTGGAAATGAATGG